CTCGCCGCGTTGGATGCAGAGGTGGCCGCAGCCGCAGCGTCCACCATCAGGAACCACTTGGCCGCATCAGTGTTGGTGCTGATCGGCTGCGAGCCGCTCGAGGTGTGCTGCACCAGGCATTGCCAGATGTTGCTGTTGCTGGTGTCCTTGACGATGTCGCGGACGTAGTAGAGCGTGCTGGCCGCCCAGTTCCCGCGATTGGTGCCGATGGTGTCCGCGATGGTCGGGTTGCCATTGGCGTCGAAGCCCAGCGCCTTGCCGGCCCGCAGCGCTGCGCGAGGCAGCGTCATGTTGATGGTAGTCGGGTCAGTCTGCGGTGCCTGCAGCGCACGGCCCAGTCCCTCAGCATTCTGCTGCGAGAAGATGGTCTGCTGGTCGAGCTCGTTATTGATGGTGTTGGCGAACAGGTCGCCGCCCGTCACGAAGTCGCTCAGGCGCTGGATGCTGCGGTTGCCGACGATGGCGATCTGCGTGGCCCCGGTCGGCGCGGCCGTCAATGTGATGCTGCCCGTGCCGTTGGCCGCAATGGTCACCGTGTAGTCTGTGGTCAGCGTCAGCAGCGCGTCGTCCCTGTAGACCGCGATGTCGGTGTTCGCCAGGATCTCGAACGTGAACGCATAGGGGCCGGTGCCGCTCGCTGCGTATACCACTCGACGGGGGACATTGTTGATTGGCACGCCCATTTGTCTTTCCTTCCGCTTGGGGATTGTACGAAGAGGTTATGGTTTGTAGTAGAGGCCATTGGCCCGACGAAGCTCATCTAGCTCGAAGAGCCGCGCCTGCAGCAGCGGATCTTCAGATATCAGCTGCTTCTTGGCTGCGTCCATGTACTTGGAATGCACCGACTGCACCGTCTTCTGCTGTTCGTCCAGCGTCAGCAGCGCGAAGCCCGGCTGCAGCATCACGTCAGCGATGGCCTGCTTGGATGGCATCTCCTTGCCGTAGATGGTCAGCAGTCGGTTGTACTGCCAGGAATCTAGCTCGACGCCCTGCAGCTTTCGCTCGGGCATACCGACCGGCGATCCCATGCGCACCAGCGCGTCGTCCACCACCGAGAACTGCCCAGGGCTCACGCGAGTTGGGAGCACCATCTCGTAGGCCTTCCCGCGCCCTTGCTGGATGGGATCGCCCCACAGATTGAGTGAGGGTGGCAAGTCTTCGTTGAAGGCCGGCAGCCGCGAGCGGTAGCGGTTGAAAGCCTCGACGAAGCCGCGCACGCCCATCGGCAGGTCAGGGCTTGCGCGCACGTCCTTGGCCGTCGGGTCATACAGGCGTTCGATGCTGGCCACCATGGAGCTATAGGCACCAGCCGGTGAGCCGCCGATCACAAAGCCGCCCAGCTGCTTGGCCAGGCCGTCCACGATCTTCTTGCCGTCCACCTCGCCCTGCTGATTGGTGCCGATGAGTTTGGTCACGTCGGCAATACCCTGCAGGTAGGGCTGCTCTTTGAGGTACTCGTACAGGCCGTAGGTCGCGCCCAGGAACACCTCTTCGACCTTGCCGGCGTCGGGCTCGTGCCGGGCGTATTCGGCGTAGTCGGCCGCGATGGCCAGCAGCGCCGACACCGGCTCGAGGCCTGCGTAGCTGTAGTAGCTGTCCCCGATCTTGAGCGAGTAGGGCTGCCAGCCGTCGCGCAACAGCGCCTCGCGGTCAGCCTTGCGGCCGGGGCCGCGCCCGGTGATGTGACCCTCGGTGGCCAGCGCGCCGAACGTCGCCAGGATCCCGGAGCCAAGCGTCACCTTGGCCAGGGCCATGTCGCGGTAGATGCCGCCCTTGGCGATCTCCTCGCGCCACACACTCGACAGCGGGGCGAACGGGGTGCGCTCCACTACCGCCAGGCCGATGTTGGCCGGCGTCTTGAAGAAGGGCACGATCACCTTAAGGGCAGGGTGATTGAAGACCTGCTGCAGCGACTTGAGCGCCGGGGGGAGCTCGCTGGTGAATGTGCCCTTCTGGGCGAACTGCATGGCCGCCTCATCCAGGTCGCGGGGCGGGTTGGCTAGCAGGCCCTCGACCTCAACTAGCGCTTTGGCAGCGGCGTCGGTCTCGCTCATCCCGGCCTCGACACCCTCGCGGTACACAGCCTTGCCACGACGGGTCACCTGGGTGTTGAGCTCCATACGGTAGAGCACGCCCTTGAAGAACTCATCCTCGGACATCAGCGCCCGGCCTGGCAGGGTGACGGCCGTGCCGTAGTAGTCGATGGCCTTGCCAAACCACTTGTCGGGCGAGATGTCGAAGGCGGCAGCGGAGATGCTCGGGGTGTCGAGCCCGCGCTGCATCTCGATCTTGCTCATCAGGTCGCTAGGCTGGCCGGTCTGCCAGGCGCGGCTGGCTAGGGTCAGGCCCTCGGTGATGCCGTTGCGCAGCGACTGCACCATGGTCAGCGCTTCGTCGTAGGCCACCTTGTCGGCCTCGGAGCCGGGCACCAGGGCGCGCCAACTGCGCACGCTGTTGGGCAACACGTTGCTGTAGAAGGCAGCGATTAGGCGCTCGGGGATCTGGTACAGACCGAACGTCGCGTTGCCGATGATGTTCTTGGCGTGCGTGACCGGCGAGCTCAGGAGGCCGTTGATGTAGGTCGAGAACCAGACATCCTTGATGCCAGACAGCATCGACTTCTCGATCAGCTGGTTCTGAGCGGCGCGGGACTCAAGGGCCAGGTAGCTGCGCGCCATGTCCGACAGCGCGTTGTCGCCACCGTACTCATCGAGCACCTGGCGCACCACTTGTGCGTTGCCGTCGCGGGGGATGCGGAACACCGCCAGGGCGCGGGCGGTCTCGGTCTGCATTCCCTTGACGCCCTTCTGCACCAGGCCGTGAAAGGCGATCTGCTGGCGCAGCCTCAGCTTGTCAACATCAGACGCCTGGCCGCTGGCCACCAGCTTGAACAGACCATCGAGCTCCTTGGCTGAGCTCTCGAGCACCTCGAGCGCCTTGTAGGTCTCGACGGCGCTGGGCAGCATCTTGCCGTCGTTGCCGATGAGTCGAGACAGGAAGGCCTCGGAGATACCGCTTTCCGCTGCTTTGGCCTTGATCTCATCGAACGTCACCGCCTTGGTCTTGATGCCCAGGGCGTCGGCCACACCGGCCACCACGCCGGCAGCGTCCTGCGTCTGGTAGCGCGCCAGGTTGAAAGGCTCGACGGGCACGTCCTCGCCCGGCCTAGGGCTAGGCTTGCCCACTAGCGCGCCCTGCTTCTGACGGCGCGAGACCGCAGCCTCGACCTGGCCGGCAACCTCCTTGCTGGCCTCTGGGATAAGCTTGAAGCGCCCGGCCTTGGCGGCTTCGCCAAGCACGTCATCGGTCAACCCAGGGATCAGCGCACGCTCGGCCTGCGGGGCCCGCTTGGTGACCGCCTTGCGGACAATGCCGCTGATGATCTTGTCGCCCAAGCCAGCCATGAGCGTCGGGTCTTCGCCCATGCTCGGCGTGCCTAGTTCGCTGGTCGGCTCTTCTTCTGTCGGAGCCATCTCCTCGGCCGGCATCGGCTCGAGGGGCGCGTCTTGGATGGGGCCTGCGTCAGCCGGCGCGGCCGGCAGGATGCTGTCGAGGCGTTGAGAGAGGGGAGGGATGGCCATCAGTTAGCTCCAGACTGCGGAGCTCGACGGCCCCGGCTCAGGCTTGACGAATCTCTGGGGGCAGGCTGCTCTCGTCCAGATCCGGCGGGGCTCCCTCGGGATACGCCAGACCCAGGTAGTTCTCCCGCGTCAGCGGCAGGTTGAACTGCTTGAGAAGATTGAGGACGTAGTCCGGCTCGCTCCCATTCGGGGGCATCGATTCCACCTGCTGCTCTGAGGACTTCATTGCGCGCCTCCTCTAGGGAGATTTGACCCTTGCGGTATTGTAGCCAGATGGAATCGATTTGCTCGACGTTCTTGGCCTGCGCTTTGAACGTGTCGGGGAACAGCCCGCGCACGGCCTCCCAGGTGATGGACTGCATCTCGCGGGGCAGGATGCCGCGCTCGGCAGCTGCGCGCCGGTAGGCCTCGGCATACAGGCCATAGGTTCCCTGCACCCCGGTGATCGCGCTGTTCTTGGGGCCGCCCTCGCCGAGCACGCCAGACCCGAAGTTGTGCAGCACCTCGCGGCTGTTGCCAGACAGCGGGCGCAGCAGGCCGGCGGCCACCGCATGGGTGTCGATGGTCACCGGGCCCGCCTGGTCGAGCGGGTCATAGATGTTGCTGTAGAAGTTGCGTACCTTGTGCTGGCTGCCCAAGTTGGCGCTGATGGTGGACAGCTGCGGGTCATCGAGGATCACGATGGCCTTGCCGATCTCGTTGAGCGATCCCCAGCCAGTCTTCGTCGGAGTGCCATTGGCGTTGAGCCTGGTGCCAGCAAACGTGCCCTCGGGCGTGACGATCTGGTGCTCACGCGGCAGATTGGCCTGGTCATAGGTACGCAGCCACATTGCCTTGAGGCCGGGGTCGGTGATCTCACTCAGGGACTTGCCGCGAATCGCATCCACCATCGGTGCGTACTGCGGCTTGTTCCAGATGATCTTGGCCATCTCATCCATGCTCGCGTCCCAGCGCGAGGCTTGCTGGCCGGTCATGATGTCCAGCACACGCTGCCCCAGGCTCACGTTCATGAACCAGTCTTTCTGCGGCGAAAGCACGGCCAGCACGCCAGCAATGGCCTGGTCTGGCACGCTGTACTGCGGGGCCCAGGTGTCCACGATGTTGCGGGCACCGTCGTACCAGAGCTTGCTGCGGTCGCGTGTCTGCTGCGGAACCTTGTCGTACAGGAACAGCAGGTTGTTCTTCACCTCCTCAATGAAGTCGTTGGCAGCCTTGTCGGGGGTGCGCGCCTTCGAGGCAAAGTTGGGGTACTGGCGCACCAGGTTGACGTTGTGCGAGAAGGCCTCCGGATCTTGCCTGGTGGCCGCCAGGTCAATGACCAGGCGGTTGGCCATGGGATCCTCGGTCGCCTTCTTCGCGGTCGGCAGCCGGGTGCTCACCACGTTGGGTCTCTGCACTATTGCCAATGGGCCCATCTGGCCAGCCTTATCCAGCACGCCCATGGCCGTGGCTTGCGGATTGCCGGTGATGGCGCGCACAGCGGCGTCGCCTGCAGCGTTCGCGCCCCGCGTCACCACGCGGCTAGCTGAACGTACCGCTGCGCCGGCCGGCAGTAGGTCAGCGGCCAGGCCAAGCTTGGTGTCCTCATCGAATTGCCGAGCAAAGCCGGTGCCGGTTGTGACCCGGTCGAGCATCGGGCCCACACTGGTGCCCATGCGCTGCAGCGACATCGGCGTGCCCTGCCAGGTCGTCCCGAATACGCTGCGCTCTTTGGCACCGCCAACGAAGGGCACCAGGTCGGCCAGGCTGATCTTGATGTCGGTGCCGGGGATCTGCACCTGGCCCAGGCCGTCGAGGAAACGGCCGGCCTGCTCGAGCCCCATGCCGGCGTTCTGCAGCGCCTTCTCGAAGTTGGTCTGCTCAATGGGCCGGATCTGCCCGGTGACCTTGACACCCTGGGGCAGGCCAGCACCAGCGGAGGCCAGCAGCACCGGCTTCTCGGGCTCAGCGGGTTGCTCTTCAATCGGAGTGTCTGGGAACTGTACAGCGGTGAGCGCCGACAGGTAACGGTCTTCGATTCGGCTGTAGGCCATTACTGCATCCCTTGCGATTGGTTGAGCAGCTGCTTGATGCGGGTGATCTCGTTGGGCTTGAACGTGCCCTTCTTCTCCAGCGCCGGCAACGAGTCCATCGTGATCGGGCCACCTGCCTTGGTCTCGTAGATCTCCAACGATTTGCGCGCAGCCTTGGCTGCCTCGCTGCTGCGGCGGGCCTCGAGGTCAGAGCTCACGCGGTCGAGCACCTGGCGCGGGGTCAGGATCTCGCCCTTGCGCGTGGCCTCGGCCTGGATCTGCTGGGCATCAGCGCGCATCTGCTGCAGGCGCTGGAACTCCGTACCCTTTGGGTCAAGCACCGTCACCTGGCCGGGCATGGTCGGGATCCCCGCCAGGCGCGCCAGCCCGGTGTCCAGGTCACGCTGATCGCGGCGATCCTCGGAGGTCATGATCTTGAGCAGCGACACCGCCTGCTTGCCCGTGATGCCCTTACCCACGCGGCCCCAGATCTGGCTGGGGGTTGTTACCGAACCGGAATAGATGCCCTGCAAAAGGTTGAACTCGACGGCCGCGTCGCCTTCCTTGTTGGGCTCGAGCACGTCTTTAAGCACGCCGATTGGCACCGACCCCTCGGGCAGCTGCGTGAGCTCGCGCACCAGGGCCCGGCGCTTGGGATCACCCTCCTGCAGGGGGAAGATTTGCTCGAGCAGGTTGATTGCCCTGGCCTCGCCCTGGCGCTTGGTCTCTTCGCGGGCCCGCTGCTGCAGCGTGGCGCGGTTGTTGGCTGCCGTCATGAAGTTGGCCTGCACTTTGGCCAGACTGTCGAAGTCGGTCAGCAGCATTCCCTTGACCACGTCCGACATCTTGCCCACGTCACCCACGGCCAGGCGCTTGAGCGTGGCCTCGGGATCTGCCAGGGCCGCCTCATCGGTGATCACGAACTTGGTGACTGCGTTGATCTTGGCCTGCTTAAAAGCCGCTTCAAACTTGTCGCTGTACTGGCGCTGCAGGCCCACGTCGCCCAGCAGTAGGGCCCCGGTGGCAATGCTCTGCCGGTACACGTCAGCGAGCTCATCTACGCCGCGCTTGGTGTTGGTGGTGGGATCCATCCAGAACCCCTGCGAGACAGCGGCCTCCAGCAGCCTGGTGCTGTTGTCGAAGTCCTGGTCGAACTTCACTAGGCGCTGGGCCTTGACACGCTTGAGCTCGCTTTCGGCCGCCTTGGCCAGCACCGTGTTGCCGGCCGTTGCGATGCTGGCGCGGAACTTCAGCGAGGCCTCTGGATCGACCGCCGCCAGGCTCTTGCTGTAGCCGTTCATCAGCGAGCCGATGGCCGTGGAAATCTGCTCCGAAGTGACCGCCCCCTGCTCGGCCGCCTGCAGCATCCCGGTCAGCCGAGTGCGCGCCTCGGCTTCGAATGTGCTCGAGAGCTCAAAAGACCTAGCCTTGCGCACCGCCGCGTCGTACACGCTGCCACCCCTGCCGATGCCAAGCGGCGCGATGTTGCCCATCTTTGCGGCCTCGAGCTGCTCGGGTGTGATCGGGTTGTCGGCAACGTACTGCAGGCCGGCGTCCTGGGCCGCCTGGCGGGCGATGCCAAACAGCTGGCCGCTCAGGCGGTCGAGCGTCTGCGCCACCGTCTGCTGGTAGCTCACCGCCGCCCGCGTGCCGATGTAGTCGATGCTCGGCGCGCTGACCTGGGGCGTGACCGCCGCAGGGATGCCGGTCAACTCGACGCGGCCCGACTGTAGGAGTGGGAGGTCTGCCATGACTTAGGGCCCGAACGGGCGAACGGTTTGGGAGAAGTTGGTCAGCCCGCTCACCAGGGAGGCCCCGGACAGCAGGCCGCCGCTCTTGACGGCGAAGTCCCCGGCGAGCTCCAGCTGGCGGGCCTGAGTCTCGGCAGCGTTCATCGTGAGCTCGGACTGCTGCTCGGCAGCCAGCAACATCGCGGAGGCGTCCTCGTAGCCCATCAGACGCGCCGTGAGGGCGTTGAGGTCAGAGATGCCCACGTCGCGGTAGGTAGCGCCTACGTTGGCCGCCTGCACCGCCAGGGCCGAACCCTCGTTGTAGACCACCCCATTAGCCGCCGCCCGCGCCCGCACCGCAGCGTTGGCGCGCTCCATGTTGCGCAGCAGGCCGTTGCCTTGCATGGTGTAGTTGGTCGATAGCATCTCAGCCGCTTTGAGCTTGCGGCCGGCCTGCAGGGCTGCGTACTTCTTGTCCTGGTCGGTGCGGATCTGCGCCAGGCGCAAAGTGTCCGCAGCCTGCACTTGAAGCAGGCCCTGCTGGTAGTAGGCGGCGGCTTCCTGCGCGCCGGCAGCCGTGATGCTCGAGGCCAGGCCCAGGAAGGGAGCGGCCGTGTTCAGCGCAGATGTAGCCGCGTTGGCAGCGCCGCCCAGCAGATTGGTGGCACCACGGATGATCGAGGCCCAATCGAATGAACTGACCGAGCCGCTCATGCCAAACGGGTTCGATGCAGCGACCTGTGGATCAAAGAGGCTATTGCTGCCCCAGGTCACGTTGCTGGCGTTAAGTCCACCCAGGTTCGATGTGACCGTCGGATTGAACAGGCCCGGCCCGAAGGTCACATTGCCGAAGTTCAAGCCAGAGCCGCTGGTGCTGCTCAGGCCAGATGCCAGGCTGTAGTCAGCTGCAAAGCCGTCCATCACGTTCCTCCAGTCACCGCGACCTTGTACTCAAGGCCCAGCAGGGTCAGCTTTAAGGGCAGGCTTTGAGCGATCTCAATAGCCTGCTCGCGGGTGTAGCCCAGCGCCCCCGTCACCCGCTTCACGCCCGTGAACTCGGGGACAGGGTCGTCCAGGATCGGGTTGTCGAAGCTGCGGAACGGCACCGGGTTGTTGTTGATCGTAAGGTGCTGCGAGTCGTCAACGAAGGCGTTGATCTCGACGATCCGCTTCTTGAAACCAAGGCGCGTGCCCGTCTGCAGTCGAACCTCGACCGGCATCGTCTTGGCGTAGACCGTAAACGGCAGGCCCACCTCGTAGCTGGTCAACGCCTCACGGTCGAACAGCACCTGGCCACCAGCGCTCACGGTCTCATTGTTCTGCGGCACACCGTCACAGATCACATTGAGGCTCTTGCCGATGTGCGGCAGCCCGGTCGCGCCGCCGGCCGAGCCACCTGTGAAGGCGCAGTCGGTGAACAGGTCGGAGCGAAAGATCTCCACGAAGTAGCGCGCTGTGCCGTTGAAGGTGCGCTTGACCACCGCATAGATGTCGGTCACGTCCACCGCTACGTCCTGGAACTGGCCATCGGTGATGAACTCAGACGGCGCGGTGATCTGCTGCGAGCGCATGATCGAAAAGGCGGCGATGCTGCCGTCCTGGTCATTGACCATGAGCAGTAGGTCGCCTTCATCGGTTGACGTGGCCCGGCGCAGACCCATGCGGGTAGGCGTCTTCATCAGATGCCCGGCCAGCAGCGAGATCCGCTGCGTCACATACGTCAGCTGCGAGTCAGAGAACAGGAACTCGTTGAGACTCTTGCCCTGGCGCTGAATGTAGACCGTGCCGCTCTCGAGCGACTGCACCCGCGTGCCCGGCTTCGTGCCGTTGCGGCTCACGCCCTTGAAGTTGAGGGTGAGCGGCGTGATCGGATCGGTGCCAGACTGCGGGACGAAGAACTCACCGCCCGTGGTGAAGACCTGCAGATCGCGGCCAGAGATCATGTCCACGATCACGTTGAGAGAACTGGTGTCCAGCGTCGCCTCGACCGCGTCGTCGTCTAGGGACTCGGTGGGCTGGAAGTCGAAGAACAAACCGATCTTCGAGCCCCAGATGGTCGATGGCCGGCTCTTGGAGCCGCCGAAGTACAGCCGCCCCTCATGGAACGTCACCGTGCGTGGCCAGCCCTTTCCAGAGCTCCAAACGTCCTCGTAGCCACTCTCGTACTCCCAATTGCCCTGGGCGATGTTGGCGGTGCTAAAGAACGGGAACTCCACCACCGCGTTCACCGAGGTGCCGCTCAGGTACTGGATGATGCGAGCTCGCCCCTGGGGTGATGCGTTGACGTACTGCCCGACGCTGGCTGCCGTGAAGAAGCTGTTTTGCGATGTCAGGGTGACATTGCCCGACACAGCGCTGGGCGTCAGGTGGCCAACTGATGGCGTGGTGACCGTCAGCGTGAATGCGTGCTTAGGGATGCTGTCAAATGTGATCGTGCTGATCGTCCAGCTGGCGTCGTTCGCGCCGCGCACCAGGCGCACCGGAGCCAGGTCGGGATGCACCAGGATCATGGTGTCGGCCGACTGCGTCCAACACATATCGTCCACCATGGCCGACGTGATGCTGGTGGTCAGATACGGATTGGCACCGCCATTGATCGCGGTGATCTGCACCCCGTCTTTGAAGACGTACATCCGCTGATGCGTGAAGCACAGCATATAGCTGTCGTCCACGCTGAATTCGAATGGCACCAGGCGCACTCCGTTGGCGGCACTTGCGGTGCTGGTGTTTGGGAGCTCAGCCAAGTGCTTTAGCCCCGGCCGGCGGCGCATCCCGCCCTGGGGCTGGATGAGCACGTTGGTCGCCTTGGCTAGCGCATTGTTGTACTGCTGCAGATCTACGCGGGCGCGCAGCAGCGGGTCGAGCTCGCCCGTGCTGAAGTTGGTCTGGATGTCTACGAAGCGAGGCATCTCAGTTCCGCACGGCGATCAGACTGAAGTCTTCGATGACCCGCGAGGGCTGGCCTTGGCCATCAATGTTGGTGGCCTGCCGGAAGAACCCTCCGCGCCCGTTCTCGGCCGGGCCGCCCTGGGCCACGCCTTGCCAGTAGGTCGCCTTCTCGCGCTGCTCGGTGATCGGCTCGGCCAGGTGCCAGGCCATCATGTACTTGAGCAGCTGCACGAAATACTTGGGGAAGGCGAACTCCTGGAGTTCGTACTGGTAGTCGATGAAGACCGCCTCGAGGTTGGTCAGCAGCTGGTCGCCCTGGATCTCGTAGTCCTTGTAGACAGGAGCGCCCACAGCGCTCGAGGCGTAGACCGCACGCGGGCTGGCCAGCCGGTCGCCAGGCATCTGGTAGGCATAGCGCCACACAGAGCCAGGTGCCGTCAGTAGACGGGCCAGCTGGATCTTCTTGGTGTTGAAGCTCCACGGGTACATCGTCAGCGCGGAGTCGCGGATGTCGGGGTACAGGCGGTCGCAGACCGAGCTTTCGTCGGTGCCGTCGTTGAAGCTCGAGATCGCCTTCGCGCCGAGCATCAGCAGCGCATCGGAGCAGATGGTCACGCCGGTATCGCCTGCAGCCATTGGAACCTCTCAATGTGAGAAAGGCCAGCCTCCGATTGCTCAGGGGCTGGCCTTGTTGTGCCGACTGCTGTCAGTCGGTGTTGGTCACCGTCAGGGCGGTCGTGTCAGACACGTTGACCACGCCTGCGGCAGAGACAGTCATCACAACGTGCATACCTGCGGTAGACACGGATCCGGCGCTCAGCGTCGTGCGGAAGATGATGTCGCCCACCTTGAGAATGGATGCAACGGCATTGAAGTAGCCGCTGGTGTCCACGTCCGCTGCGGCGTCGGTAGTCTGGTAGCTGAAAATCTGGGGGGCATTGCCCGCCTTCATTTGGCCACCCACGGTGACAAAGTTGTCAGCAACGAAAGGCATTTCTCAACCCTCCTATTAGGCGGCAGCCGCAGTATCGCGGGCCGTGATCTTCACGATGCCCTCGGAGTCGATGGCAACCGCACCGGCCGAGAACAGAGCATTAACCAGCCAGCTGGTCTTCTCGGCGACGTAGTTGATCTCCGTCCGGGGAGCGATACCCTCGGCGTAGCCGATGGCGTCCTTATGGAAGGCAAAGAGCGTGCGGTCGTTCGAGCCGTCGATGGGCAGGCCACCCTCAGAACGGTCACCCAGGACGTGGAACGTGAAGCCCATGAACTGGTTGATGTCACCCTGAACCAGCGCCTTCACGGTGTTGAAGTCAGAGCTCGTAACAGCGGTCTGCTCCAGCATCGCGTTCAGCGAGTTGGCGTGGATGATGATGTTGCGGCCTTCTGACGGCACGTTGTTGCGGTTCATGATTCGCGCAGCTTCTCGGAGCTTGGCGATGTTCATGTTGGTGTTGGCACCGCCGATGCTGTTGGCCACCGTGCCTGTGCTGGAAGCAGCGTTCAGCGCGTCGAGGATCAGCTGATCTTGACGACGGCCGATAGCGGCACCCACCACCTGCACCAGTTCCTGGCGCTCATCGAAGTTGACCTTCTGCGCCGAGAAGATGTCGCTGTACTCAGCGGCATTCCAATCGGACAGAGTGCAGGTCACGTTGCTAAAGCCGACGTTCATCGGCGTCACATCGGTCTGGGTCACGCGAGCGGTAGCAACGCCGCGGCCGACACGGGGGAAACGAACGGTAGAGCCTTCGACTCCACGACGCTGACGCACAGCGCCCACCAGCATGGCCTTGCCCTGGTAAGCCTGTTTGACCTCAGCGTCGAAGAGGGTGACAAAGGCGTTCGAGAGAGACACAGCCATTTGATTACCTCATTCGGTTGATTAGGGGTCAGGTTTGTCGCGTCGGTGAGCCAGTTGCCTGGGCCTTTGCTTGCTGATTGCGTCAGCCAGTCGTCAGCATCTCGCTGCGGTCAGGGCCGGTTTCCCGGTTAGCCTGGCTGCGATTGTATTGCCACTTGACAAAAGTGCAAGCGGTAGGTTTGGGGAATGAAAAAAAGCCCGGCACAAAGGCCGGGCAAGGCAACTGCCATCAAGGCAGGAGGAGACACAACCTAATTGGCGTGCTGCTGGAACAGACGCTCCACTTTCTGTCGGAAGGCCGGGTCGGTCTTGTACTTGGGATCGCCCACCATCTGGTAGAGCTCCTCCTTGGTAGGGGCTCCCTCCATGGGCGCGGTCTCGATGGGCACCCGGCCCTCGTAAGCCTCTCGGATCTTCATGAGCGCACGCAGCCCCTTGGCGGTGCCGCCCATGACCTTGAACTCCTCAAAGTCGTCCTTGCTCCAGACGCCCTTGTTCACCAGGCCTCGAGCCCAGTCCACCATGCCGTTGACCACCGCCTGGCCGTTGGGGCCCAGCTGCTTGAGCTCTGCGCCGGGGTCTACCGGCTCGGGCATCATCGACGTGGCGATGTCGTTGAACTGAGTGGCAAGCTCATCGAATGCTGCCTGCGAGATGCCCCATTTTGCGGCCCAGCCCACATAGCCCTTGGCTAGCGCGTCGTTCTCCAGGTCTTGGCTCTTGAGGGCGCTTGTGTCGTACTTGCCGCCCTCTGGGGCCTTGTGCTTGCCCTGGGACACCATCTTGCGCAGGTCGCCCCAACTCTTGGCCATGGCCTCGTAGTTGGCCTCGCCCTTCTCGGCGTCCCAGAAGTTGTCGGGCAGGTACTCGGGCTTGAGCTTGGGCGCGCCCGTCTGGGGTGCTGCCGGGTCGGCAGCCTTGTGGTCGATCTCGGCCTTGGTCGGCTCTTGCGGTTGATCGGGGTTTTCGACGGTCGCCGAATCCAATAGGCCGGTGTCGCCACCGGGTTGGTCGTTGGTGTCGCTCAAAGTTTCCTCGCTTGGTTGATGCGCGCCATCAGATCACGCACCACGTTCCTCTGCCCCTCGGCAAAGTAAGCGTGCGATGCGTCAACGCCCGGCGCAGCGATGGGGACGTTGACGTACATATCGACCAGCCAGCGCATGAGCTTCTGGCCGTCCTCATCCGCAAACACCCGCAGGCACAGGCGCGCCAGGTCGTCGCGCTGCTGGCCTACGTCGCGGACATCTGCAGGCGGCGCAGCCTCGAGGTCATCCCAGCCGCTCATGCCGGCGCTCCCTGGGGCGCAGCCGCCTGCTGCTGAGCCATCATCTGGGCCTGCATCATGGCCTGCTGCTGCTGGGCCTGCTGCTCGAGCAGGAAGGCGCGCTCGGCCGCGTCATTGCGCAGCGCAGCCGGCACCCCGAGCTTGTCGCCCAGGTAGTCGATCATGTCCCCGAACTTGATGGCCACCGTGCCCTCGGCACCCATCTGCTGGGTCAGCTGCGCGAACTGCAGCGCCGCGTTGACCTCATCCATGGCCTGCGCGTTGGCCAGCGGCGAAACCGGGGTGACCTTGACCTCCAGGCCGTTGACCCGCAGCGGGAGCTCGATGAGCCCGCGCTCGTCCATGACCTCGAGGATCTTGGCCACCAGAGGGATCATGGTCTCGTTGACCAGGCGACCGAAGGCCGAGCCCAGGTTCTGAGAGAGCTCCTTCATGCGCTCCACGATCTCAGTGGCCGAGCGGGCGCTCATGTTCTCGGGCGGCAGGGATTCGTCCAGCAGGATGCGCTTGACGTTCTGGCGCAGGTCGTTGATGACCAGCTGCGTGACGTTGAAGTCGCCGGCACGCGGCAGCGGCTGCAGGGCAGGGCCCTGGGGGCCACCGTTGCGCGCCACCGGGATGATCGCGCCGGGCACGATCTTCACCGTGTTGGGGTTCAGCACCCCGTCGTCGGCGGCTGTGTAGACCCCGGAGACCGCCAGGCTGGCGTTCTTGAGCAGGAGCTCAATGGTCTTGTTGAGGGTCTTGATGTCGGGCAGGGCCGTCATCAGGGGCCCGCGCCCGTAGATCTCGCCGGCCACCTTCATGTAGCGCGAGATCACCCAGGGGCTGTAGCGCTTGCGACGGTAGACCAGTTCCTCCTTGGAGGCCTTGTCGATGACGTGGTAGCAGTAGTCGCCTCGGGCGTGGTCAAAGATCGTGGCCTCGAGGAGCTCGATGTCGTCGGTCGGCTTGTCTTCGATGCGTCGCTTGAGCTCATCGGGCAGCTTCGCATCGGGCCATTGGCGCTGGATGCTTTCGCCCTTCATGCGCATCCGGCGGTAGACGTTATCCACCTGGCCGTTGGCCCCTTCCTCGTAGGTGACCAGGAACAGCGGCACCGGGATGAAGTTGATGGGACTCACGTCGTCACCGGGCTGCACCATCATGCAGGCGGTGCCAACCGCCAGGTCGAGCAGGAACTCGCCCATGGCGATGTCCAGATTCGACTGACGCAGCACGGCGAACATCTTCTCGCCATACAGGTCGAGGATCGCCTGGGCCTGGGGCTTGCGATCCACAGGGATGTCCAAGCCGGGGTCGAGCTTGCACCACTTGCGCTGGGGCGGGAACACCACCGATTGCAGCCGGTTGGCGAAGCGCTGCGTGCTGTTGATGGCCGTCGAGTCGAAGACGCGCTGCATCTTCTTGCTGCCGGTGCTGCCACCCTCCCAGACGCCATACAGCTGGCGCTGGGGCAGGGCGAACTCGTAGGCATCCTGGTAGATGCTCTGGAATTCGTCCTTCTTCGTTTGGGCCAGCGCCTGGCGCTTGATGATTTCGTCCGGGGTCAGGCGCTTGCCGCCCGGCGCGTCCTTGGCGTAGTTCATTCGTCTTTCTCCAGCTTGTACTTCTCGAGCAGGTTGCGCCCCTTAGCGGCCAGGCGGGAGGCCGCAGCAGCGGTGCGCGGCACCGGCTCGCCCCATGCGTTGGCGGCCTTGGCCAGCCTGGTGGGCTCGCCGTCGTCATCGACAAGCGGCCCGCTCGGGTTGGTGTAGAAGCGCGTCAGGAATGACCCCTTGCGGCGCGCCCGATCGCCAGGGGGCGAGCCCTCCTTGACGCCAGGCTGCAGGTTCTTGCTCTCGCCTGAGCGTTCGAACTTGCGCCGGCCAGCCTCGGTCAGGCCACCATCGGGGTCTTCGTACCGGCTCACTTGTCGCCCTTGGCCGCGTTCATGTTGTCGATCAGGTTGGGGTAGGGCCGGCCCGCCTTCTGGGCCCGGCGCATGGCCTGGGCCTTCTGTGCCGACGTGAGCTCCTTGGGCTCCCCCAGCTTCTTGGGCCTGGGCTTGTCCCAGACTTCCTTGTCGTTCATCTCAATCCCCCAGCTGCGCCCAGCGAGCCACCGCCGCCCAGGCCACCCGTTGATCCAAGCGTGCCGCCGCCACCGCCCAATGCGGATGCGGAGCGCGCTGCCGTATCGACGCCGGCCAGCAGGGGGCGGGCACCAGCGGTGCGGCCAGCCCTGCGCGAGGCCATCTCTTGCATGGCGAACTGGCGCTGCATGGTGTCGCGCCGGTTGCGCAGGTCGAGCTCGTTGGCCGCACGCTGAGACTCGAGCTCGGCGGCAGAGCGGCGCGCCTGATCGGCGGCCTCGGCCTGGCGGGCCTGCAGATCGGCGGCAATCCGACCCTGCTCACCCCGAATCTGCTCCAACTGCGATTCGAAGCCGGCCTGCTCAATGGCCTGCGCTTCCTGCAATGCCATGAGCTCCGCAGCGTTTTTGGCCGCCGCAGCGTCCAGCCGGGCCTGCTCATCGGCGCGCAGCTTTGCCAGCGCATCGGCCTCACGCTTGAGCAGAGCCTCGATCTCTGAGCGAGCGGTTTCGATGTCGGTGTCGAGAGCAGTCTGACCAGCCGTCACATCAGCCTCGAGCTCGGAGCGCAGACGCGCAGCCTCGGCCTCGGAAGCCGCATTCAGCCTGGCCTGCTCCT